CTTTTGTTTATTTAGAGATTGGTTGAAACCCCTAATAGGGCGAGCGGGAATCGAACCCGCACGGGAATACTCCCAGCAGATTTTAAGTCTGATACGGCTACCAGTTACGTCACCGCCCCATAAAAATCACGCTTGATACGTGATAGGATTATACTTGAGGTACTCCCAGAATGTCAATTTCATCTCTTTATGTGACATTCCGCAGTGTTTTGCTGCTTTTGGTAAATTCCACTTTGCCGTAAAAAGTGCTTCATTTGCCTCTTTCACGTTTTCTGGAGTGGTTTTGACTGGTTCGTCTTTGAGGTTTTTAAGGTTAATTCTGTGTAGATTCATACTTTTCAAAAAAGTATCGTGTGAGAAAATTTGCCGGGATTTTTTTCGCCCAAAAATGGAACTTAAAGTGGATTTGCGTATGAGAGGGTCTCTTCATCCACGGTAGCACGAACGAAGTCAAGAACACTCATAAACTCTTCAACCGTATCACAGGTAACTTCTTTACTATCACCTTCATTAGAATACAGATACACAGTACGCTTCACGGGATCAACCACGCATCGCGCTAGGTACTCATCTTGCATTAGTTCGTTTATTGATTACTTTAGCAGTATAGCAGCGTCAGGATTGGTTGTCAAGAGGTTGTTCCACTTCTAGTTTTGGTACATCAGATCTTTCTGCAAACACAAGATAGTAACAGTCTACAGGCATACCATTTGTTTGTAAATATACTTCATTTTCGTGAATTCTTTTTACCGAAACACTCTGATTTGCTCCGATTGGAGTCAGATGAACGGTAATTGAACGAAGATCTACAAATTCTTTCCAAACTTCAGGTAATCTAAGAATTGGACCACGAACTCTTCCTCTCACAAACACACAGTTTTCTGTTGTGTTTGGAGATGCATAGTTGAGAGTTGAATCTTTATGGAATGGGTGCTGTATTCTCATGGCAGTGAATTTTTAATTGAAGATGTTGTCGTATATGAAAGTTGATTTTGATATTTTTCAATATCAGATATAATTTGACCGATCAGAGTTCGATAGGAAAAAATTTGTTTATTAATTTCCATAAGATCGTCACGAATCAAATTAACTGCTGCGATTTTATAATTTAAGTCTGATATTCCGGAAGCAATTGCACTCTTTGCGTCTGTAGCTGCTGTTAGTGCATTTGTAACGTTATTGGTTACTGTTGCCGAACAAGAGGGACAATTGGTAACATAGGAAGAAAGTGGAACTGGACCAACACCAAGAGGACTACCCCAATAAAAAGATGATGTAGATTGACTCACTAATACAGTAATTGTATCCCCCTCAACGGCATCAACAAAAGATGCTCCACTTGGTTTTCTTGGTTTAAATGTCAAACCAAGAGTATAATAGATTTTACCAGCTCCAACAGTTGGTTCTTTAACTGCTGGTATTGTGCCCCTTCCAGTGTTAATTGGACCAGAAGTTAATTCAGGTCTCCAAGTTTTTTTTGCAATCTGATATCCGGAGTTGTCATATCTAACAGATGAACCAATCCCAAACATATCAGATGATGTTACAATACCAATCGTTTGTGGTGAAAACATTGTTGTACCGAAAGGTATTCCAAGATCTTTTACTTGTTCGACAAGTTCTTCATCTGAGATCAAAACAGTAAAGGATGGAGTAGATCCATTAGATTCTGGTTGCGAAACGAAATCGATTGTAGCATCCTTAATTAACAATTTAGTTAGACGGTTGCTTGCAATATCTGGAACCGAACTTTGAATTTGAACCGAAGGAGCAGCAACATATCCCTCACCGGGAATAGTTAAAATTACTGATGATACTGTATTTGATGTTGAGATTGTAGAAACTCCAACTGCTTGAACTTTTAAAGGGTCTGAAAAAGTTACAGTAGGTAAGTAAACACTTTTTGTAGTGTATCCAGCCCCCGGATTGATAATTGTAATGTTACTTATGCCACCAAAATGAGTTGTTGCGACTGCTGTTGCAGTGATAATTGCTGTGCCTAATGGAGGAGCAGAAAAAGTTACTGTTGGATTTTGCGTGTATCCCAAACCAGCATTTGTGATGGTAACCAGAGAAACAGTTCCTCCCGCCCCTATTGTTGCTGTTGCAGTTGCAGTAGTTCCAGAAAGTGGAGCACTAAATGTAATTGATGGTGCCACACTGTACCCAATTCCAGGTTCTACAAGATCAAAACCAACAACCGATCCTCCCGCTCCAGTAGTGGCAATACCAACAGCAGTTACACTAAACGGTGTTGAAATTGTAACTGTTGGTGCTAGTGTATATCCAGTGCCAACATTTGATAGAGTAATTGATGTAATAGTTCCTGCTGCCGAAACTATTGCAGTTCCAATTGCAGTTTGAGCGTCTGGAGCTCCAATAGTTACTGTGGGGGCATCATCCTCTAGAGAATAACCATCTCCACCATCAGTCACACTTATAGATGAAAGTTTGTACCTATTTGTAGATAATCCCGCCGTCGCCGTCGCTGTTCTCTCAAGAACAGTATAATCTGGATTACCTAATACTGTACTAATTCCAACTATTTCAACAAATCCAAGGGGAAAGACATTTTTATCACAAACTAAGTTTTGTCCTATTTTGATTTTGTCAGAAACTCCACTCAAAGGACTTGCTAAAATTGTAACTTCTGTTGAAGCTGCAGATACTCTCCCTAGAAAACTAGTTACAAAAGTATCGGCAATATCTTTTGTATAAGGTTCATCATAATATTTTAAACCATAGAGTTTATCTTCATCTATTCCAATGCCTACAGCATAATTAAAAGTTGATTTTCCACTTGTAGTTATGTACGTAACATCATCCGAAGGAACTACTGGTTCTAATCCACCAACTCGGGTTGATCCAGATCTTTCTGTTAGAGACAACCTTGGATAAGGATTTGGACTTAATCGTACACACTGTAAAGTATGAAAGGTTTGTGTAACGTTCTGAGCAGTTGCACCCGTAGTAATACCAACAACACGCCAAAATAAATCACTCCGACATCCAGAGTCTATTCTAGCCTGATATGCTTCCTTTAAATCTTCTAACTTAGCATTTACACTCTCAAGTTCATCATATATTTGTTTATCTAAACTTTTAATTAACTTTAAAGGTAATTCTCTTTGATTATCAAGAGCAATGACTTTATCCTTGAAAAATTCTAGTTCTTCCTCTTTAATTTTAATCTTTTCTGCAATAATATCATTAAATTTATCAATGTCTTTTGTCATTTGAAGTTTTATTTACTCTCATATCAATTTGAGTTATTTATTCACTTTTCGCCAGAGGGATGGATCAACTCTACTATATTCACATTTAATAAACTCTTCCTTTAAAGTTAGAGTAACATCACCACAAATCGATACTCTAGTTCCTTGCATAAACTCTTGACGAAGAGTGGAGTGTAACATAGAACTTGGGAAAAGAACTAGAGTTCCTTCAATAGGAGAAATTGTATACTTATTGCAATTATAACGATTGAATTTCTCAATTAAACTGAAGTTTTGATTTGAGGTCTCAAACAAGAATTCGGAAACTTCATTTTTGTTTTCTGTTTGATGAAAACAAAGTTTATCTGAAGTTTCATTTGAGTTGAGGTAATAACAAAAAGATATGTCACTGCAGTTATGAATATGAACTTTTGTTTCTGGTAGATCTTGACGATGAATATTGACCCAAGACTTTGTTACATATACGTTTAACTTACTTTCATCTATATCAAGAACACTCAAATAGTTTCTTACATTTTCATCTAAACACTCAAAAAAATCTTGATATTTTTCTTCGTGATGTAAAAAATATCGACCAGAATTTTCGGGAGAATTGATTTTCTCTCGCGGCAAATCTTCAGACCAGTGCCAATACTCACAAAGTTCTTCTAGATATTTCTTCTTAAAATCCTGATGACACTTAATTTCACCACGATAGACTATCGTAGGGAATAACTCATAAATTTGGTGATTTAGACTCTCCTTTGTGCGTTGCATAGTCCCATCCACCCAAAGCATATTCACTATTATCTCCTGGATAGTCGTCTGGTGTCAAGCCTTTGTATTCTGGTTGCAGTTTATCTTGAGTAACTCTTTCCCCAAATACAGTATAATAACATTTGATAGAAGAACCTGAATTATTTTTGACGATAATTTTTGTTCCCCATTCAATTTTTTCTACAAAAAGTTCTTGATGATGTTCGAATGGAGTTAGATTCACTGTAATTGATTCAGGATAAACCAACTCTCTCCAATAATCTGGAAGTTCAATCACATTTGAATTTTCTAACTTACCACGAACATAAGCACCAACCTCTGGACCTTCAAGACAAATATACCTTAATCGATGATCTTTTTTTGTTGGGTGAGGTAAATCAAATCCCTTACCAGCAATACCTTCAAGAACTCCAAGACGAGTATCATTTCTTTTTTGTGTTGGTCCAGTGTGCTCTGCTTGTGTGATCTGAGGACCAGCAACAGCAGCTGCACCTGTTCTTGCTTTTGCACCTACTTCTGCTGCTGCACCAGTATCTGCCTTCGCTCCATTCTTCGTTTCAACGCCATTGAATAATTTAATACCATTCCAAGTCAATCCACCAACACCAATCAAAAATGTAGTGGTTATTAAAATGTTTGAAGGTCCAGTAAAGACAGTTACACCAACAGGACCAACAGGATCTCCGATTGTAACGTCTATAGGAGTAGGTGGAGCAATTCCTCCTCTTACAATAAGTGCTGGGAGAAATTTTAATTTCAGATCAGTACTCTTAGTAATCATTACGTTTCCAACAGGCGCTGGAAATCCTGTGGGATCACCCAGTAGTGTTGCAGAACTTGCGTGTAATAATCCGTTTACTGCATTAAACGCAGGAGTAATGGGTATCGCAGGACCAACACCAATCGGGTTTGCTGATACACTTATTTTACCACTAGTTTCCCAATCGTCACAAGACCAAGACATTTTGTATCCTCCTTATCCTAAACCTAAAAATCCAAGAAGATTTTGGATTTGTTGTTTGATTTCTGTTGGTCCCATATTTCCAATTGCAGGAGGGAATGAAACAGGAGAAGAAGAGTTTGATGTCAACTTTCCAAGACCAGCATTAATATAAAAATTATTTTTTGCAGACATATATGCTTTACCTGCAGTTACAAAATTAATTAAGGCAGAAGCATCTAACTTTGCTTCCTTACAATTCATATTGATAACATTTGAGGCACTGATGTTTACATTTCCTTTCTTTCCATATCCATCAGCAATTAAATCTATAGACTCTCCAAAAATTCTTACCTTACCACTAGGAGCACCAATGATAATATCTCCAGACTCGCATTGTAAAACAAATCCGACACCATCTACGGGAACATCACCACAGTAAATTTGATAAGGACCGGGGGAAACATTTACAGTGGATCCTCTCAATTTCCCACTGCTTACAAACTGCATATATTGTTGATTTTCTAGAGATGGTTCTCCATTTCGAACCATTACCCCAGAAATTACACCATATGAGTCAATGTGTCCTGCTTTAAATTCACCACAGGAATTTCCATATCGAATAGCATCTTTTACTCCTGGTTCTGCCATTATACCTTACCCACACAATCAACAACTTGTAAAATTTGACCCTGTTTTGCAAGAGCATCTCTCTCTTCATCACTGAGATCACCAACATTATTTACGCAGAGATGTGGAAGCAGAACTGCATTATATCCTGTTTCAGAGATAATTCTGATCTCTGGATACTCAGTGAATCCCATTCCAGAATTAACAACTTCAACTTTTGCTATTGTACCAAATGGTCCAATGATTGGTCTTAAGATTGCTCCATTAGATGGCACCACTTCAATTGTATCATTTATAGAATAATTGACTCCAGGATTTTGGATCTGAACTCTACAAATTTTAAGCATAACTGGATATTTCCCATCATCTAGTTTTGGAGATCCATCGGTAATGGAGATCAGATTTTGTGTTGGGAATGGAGCAGAAACGGATCCTCCATTTGCAATCAAAGTAGGAACTCCGGGTAATATTTCTTGACCCCCAACAGATATTTCAGAACTGGTTGCAGGAGTAAGTATAAGATCTCCTGGTCCAAGATCAATTGGAAATCCTGGTGGATACGGTTGATCGTAGACATAAAGATCTGGACGATTTCCAGCCCCAAGTATTGGAACTAATTGAGGATCTCCAACTTCAAATCCACTAAATCCATCACCACTAAGAGGTTCATAACGACGAACAATTGTTTCATCAGATTCACTCCACGTTCTTCCATCTCCACCCAAACTTCCATCAGATTGTGACAGGTATCCATATCCAGGATTTTCCATAATCACTTCAATGACTCCAACTGCAATTGGATCCTCAACAAAGAGATCATCCAAAACATCAATATTACCTTCAACAAATTGTCCCTCAGGAACAGAAACTCCAGGGGTGATTGTAATAGAATCATCAGCTGGGAAATCATTTTGGTCGAAAACGGTGATCGAATATGTTGTTGTTTCTAAAGGTTTTACTTTCTGGTGACCATTCAAATCTGTTGTACCAAAGTTTGTAACAGCTCTTATTGCGTTTTTAGATTTCCAAGTAAGATAGTAAAATCCGTCACTATCAGGTCCAATCGCTTTAATAGTAACTGTAGGCACTGGACCCATAACTGCAATGGCATTTGCAGCAAATCCTTTTCCGCAAGCATCAATAAACGAGACAGATGGTGCTGAAGTATAGTTGAAACCAGGTTTAATGATATCAACACCCAAAATTTCACCTGCAGCACTTATAATCGCGTTTCCTAAAGTTCCTTGTCCCCCGCCGCCAAAAAACTGAGCGATTGGTGGTCCACAAGGAACTGGTGATGTGTTGCAAGTTAATGATGAGAAGATACCTGAGAAATTAATTAAGGCAGCGTTAATGTCAAGTGTGTCTGGGTTTACAATATTTTTGAATTGATCTGCAAGACCTTTTGAATCTCTAATAATTCCTTCAATATCAAGAAAAATATTTGCATTCTGTATGTTTGCACCATCCATAATGTGCCATTCTTTAACTGGATTATCTTCCGTCTCTAACTCACACTCAAATAGTTTCAATACATTCTTTATAATTCCAAGGACAGAACTTACAAATCCCGAAACATTTGAAATGACTCCCTTAAGAGCACCAGCAAGTCCACTGACAGCAGAAGACAACATTCCAATTACATTCGCAAGAAGAGATCTTAAGAAGTTTTCAATCGCACACAGAGGAGAATTGATGAAGCGATTTACAATTTCTTTCATAATTCTTTCCATCAATCCAGCAATCGCACTCATCATTTTTTTAAAAAGACAGATAAGTGCTTCAACGATAATTGATTGTGCTTCTCTTAAGGTCCATCTTGTATTAATTGGGACTGCTGTTGATGCTGCTGCCGATGCGGCATTGATTGCACCAATAACTCTCTTTTGAATCTCCTTCATCAACCAATCAATTTTACCATTCATCCATTCAGATGCTTTTTGAATCCACTCTTGGGCTTTAGCTTCTTTGTCACTGATATACTTAAGTGCTATAGCTTCATATTTCTGAACGCTTCTCTCAAGATTTTCTATTTTTTTAATTGTATCTGAAATTTTTGAAGTCATTCCAGTAGCGTTTGTTGGTTTTCCTGGATTCGGACAAGCCAATTTTGCATAACTTTTTGGGTCTGCTTGTTGTTCGGTCGAAAGAGAAAACCAATTTGCTTTCCAACTATTTTCTGGTGGAAGTGAAATTGTTTTGCCAGGAATGCTATAACTTGCAACTCTAAAATCACCGTTACGATATGTAGTAAATCCTCTAAGACCATTCAATCCTTGATTTGTTGGTAAAGTTGTTTTTGGATCTGGGTCGTTTAATTTTACTCCAATAATCACAGGACGACTTCCAATCCACAATCCATAGACGTGATCTCCTGGTAAAATATTTGGAGTTGCTCCGCCTCCAGATCTTCCAGATCCCAGAACAGTACCAGCAACTTCTATCCAAGGAAGTTGTTCGTCTCTAAGTTTAATTACATCCTCAGTGTGATACTCATAAAATCTTACCTTCACATAAAATCCAGGTGCATTCGGAATGTTTTCCTTCTTATCCTCTAGTTTTCCTTCACCCCTAGTATCAATAGTAGATACAACTCTACCCTCCCACGTTACTGAATTTTTATCTGTGTGTAAGTATGGTATCATAATTAATCGTCGTACACTCTACACTCTAAAGCATTTGGATTTTGGTCGCAAAATAGTTCCAAAGGAGATGGGTCACGATCTTCGTTTGGATGATGTTCGTTATATATTTTTAAACTCTCAAGTTCACTTTCTAAGTGACGGCGACGTTGAGAACTAATTGATCCACTGTCTAATTCTTTTTTATCAGAATCAATGTGCTGATGGATGGTTCTTTTTTCTTCCATTTTCTTAACTAAAATTTAATTTAAAAGTACCTGTTTTTCTTCCGTAAGAATCTCTTATCAAGTTTAATTTCGTATATCCCCCTTTTCTTGGAGTTATATAGTGACAAAGATCTGCTATCATATATATACCACTTTTCTTATCAGAAATTGGTTGAGTTTTCTTTGAGGAAATTTCTGGGAAGTCACACAAGATAACATCACCAGCTCTCAATGATGCATCAAGAGGAATTGTAATTGAAAGTTGAATTGCAAATATTTGATTATATCTTGTAGACGCTTGAGTAATTACATTTTTAATGTCAAAATACTCTTGATCTGAATTTTTGAGTTGTTCTTCCGGTGATAGTTTATCATTATACGTATAATTTGACAAAGGTTCAAATTCTCTTTTTGTCTTCTTAGAAAAGATAGAACTATAATCAGGAAATTCTTTTCCCCCCAATATAACTCCTCCTTTTTGTTCGCCTTTTGTAATACCCTGTCCTTTTTGTGGAGCATCATCTTTTCTTGCATCAAAAGTAACTAATTCTTTTCCGTATGTTCCTTTTCTGAGTGCATCCTGAACGTCTACATTTTCAAAGTAACCATCAATTCTTAATATTTTTCCAGTATAACCTGGCGGAATACTAGTAGTTTCTGTGTAAATGTAAGACTTATAAGGTAATGTTTTTGTATCTAATATCTTATCAATAGATAAAAAATTAAATCCATCTCTAGATTCAAAAAACAAATATCCAGCACTTTTTCCATTTGCTTTTGGAATATCTGGAACTGATCTTGCAGACAATTCTCTACACATTTGTAGAGGAAATGAAAATTGTCCGACTGCAACATCTTTGTTTATGGTGTTGTGAGTAAAAATTTTTTTCTTTGTCTTTAGGTTCTCTCTTAAAATTTTAACCACAACATCAGAGGGTTTACCATCATATCTTTGAACTACTTTATTATCTAAAAATTCATTATCCAAAAATTCTTTCGTGACTAATTCCAAAGATAAGGTAGTGCTCAGTGTATTTTCTGCAATCTTATTAATCTTATTTACATAGAAAGCATTCGCATCAGTGTCAAATCTCACTTGAAATCCATTGCCATCAATGTATCCAAGATAAGCTTTTTCAGCACCCTGAAGATTCAATTCATCATAAAGATTAGAAGCTCCGCCATCGCTGGGGAAAGAAAAACCAGTATCTGAAAGAATCACTCTTGCTGCGATTGTATTTTCCAAGATGCTCTCATAATAATAAAATTCATTAATACCAGATCTAATGTCAATAGACTTTGATCCATTGTTTGAATAAACTTCAAATCTTATAATGTCTCCTAATTTTATGTTTTGATTGAGAAGCATCTTGATTATCTCTTTTAACTATTTAAGCACCTGCTGGAATTGACATTCCAGAAAGACCACCGCCGATTGGTATTGGAATTTGTTTTTCAACAATTACAGTTTTGACATATATTGTTTGCCCTGTACTTTCATAAGATGCTTTAGTTTTTAAAGAACTCATATCTTTTTTTGTTTGATTCTGTGAAATTAATCCTCCACCTTGAGCGTATAAGTTACCCAGCCCACCTGTTTGTGCCGCGACTTTTCCTTTTTCGTCTTTGTAACCATGAGCCACAAAAGAATTTGATCCGGAAATATCAGCACTTACACCAAACCCATCATTTCTAAATTTCATTCCCTCAATTTGAAGTGGGAATGGAACTTTTGCGCCTGGATAATAAGCACCTCCAACTTGAATATCAATTCCACCTGGACTGCCTTTATTGGGCCCATGTGTATGAGCGTCTTGTGCTGCTTTTATTTCTGCATCAGTTGCTGATTTATAAGATGTACCTCTTCTACCGTCATACAGGGTTTTTTTACCCATAAAGTGCTTAACAACTTGTTTCGCTGTTGCTCTAGCATCCGCAAAATATTGTTTTTGAAGGATAGTTCCTTTTTGTTGACTCCCAGGCCCAATATGAAAATGAATACCACGGGAATTTCCTGAGTTTCCTTGAATAAAATTACCAGTTCCACCGAGAGCTCCAGGTGCGCCTGAGCCATCCTCACCAGCATCAGAAATTATTTTTCCACCTTTTTCCTCACTTTTTGCTATTTCTTCTTGAGAATATCCACCTTTCTTAACTTTAGAAAGAGCAGCTTTTACTTTTGCAGCAGTCATTGAACTTCTTTGTCCAGGATAATAAAATTTACCTTGTGCGTTTGGTAAAGATGCAAACTCTTGTGACAATCCTTGCATAAATTCTTCATCACTTATTTTATTATCCAACCATTTTTGACCACCTCTTCCCTTAATATTAACATTAATAATAATCTTTTCCTGGTTTTCTGGACTATAAAAATCTTTTTCTGGATTTAAACCTGCTGCTTTCGCTCTATTGTATAAGTATTGGGGAAGTTGTTGATATTTTCCTACTGCGCCAGTTGCTCTTCTTACAACTTCAGCAATAGTCATTTTAGTAGCGCCGGGAAGTCTTGTGCTGGGATACATTGCCTCATAATTACCACCAGACTCTTTTCCTGCAATTAAATCCAAAAGTGGACCCCATTGACCTTTTGTTAATGATCCCCCACCACCACCATCATCCTCAACATCTTCAGTTGGATCTAAAGTAGAAGTATCACCTACACCCAAAGGTTTCTTTTCAAATTGCTTGATAATATCACCAAAGACAGAATCAATTCGACTATCAACACTAGAGTCTAATAATTTTGCAACTCTAATTCCTACCTCCTTTCCAGTTTGATCTGCTACACCAATAGATCTAGAAACAACTTCCCCACCAGATGCCATTGCCAATGTTGATTTAACAATCTCATTAATACTTTGACCCACTCTATTATCAATTGCGCTTTGAATTAAGTTACCAATGGCATCACCAAATCCCATAAACAATGATTTTTCTGGTCTTTGGCCCATTGCAATGTCAATTGATGATCCCATAATTCCACCTAAAAATGGAATTTGTTTTAAAGTATTTGAAATTTTCCTCAAAGTTTCAAGAGGATTTACTGCCTTTGGATCCGGTTTCATACCAGGAATGATAGGTTTCATCGGATCTGGAAATAATTTTTTAATTTTCTTCTCGCCACCAACGTCTTTTCCTGGTTTTGCTTTCTGTAATTTAATTTGTTGTTTTTTAATCTTTGTTACTTTAATTTTTCTGGTAGCAGGACCACCTACCTTTTTACCACCTCTGGTAGACACACTTCCGCCGGTTGCTTTTTTCTGAGTTTTTTTATTATCTGTACTCTTTTTACCACTAAACATATAATCATATAGTTTTCCAGCCGCTTCACCACCTAAAGATGCTCCCACTCCACCAGTGAATAAGGCAAATGGTCCACCTAATGCGGCACCAATGGCACCAAATAAAACTGACCCAATTGCTCTGAAAGCAGCTCTGCCAGGTTTGTCTCCTTCCATTAAAGCAAGACCAAACTCAATCAGTCCACCAATAACTGGTATTGCTTTTGTTAGTGGTTTTATAATTTTTATTGCTGCCTTTACTCCACCTTTACCAAGAATACCAACAGCACCTTTTCTTGCTAGATTTGTAAGTCCAGACCTTGCGTACTTTCCACCTAAAGATTCAACAGATTCTTGTCCAAATTTTTTCTTAGCAGCATCTATTCCAAATCTTTCAGCATATCTTCGTGCTGCAGCAGAACTAGTTCCATAACGACTTCTACCAGGTGTCCTACCTCTGATGCCTATGTGGCCCCCACCTCTTCCACCACCACGGCGACCACCAAAATCAGTTCCCCCCGTTGACGCCATCCCTGCAATGATTGCAAGGTTAATAAAGGTGTTTAAGTTCTTACTAAACTCGTCAAAAGTTTTTTGGAAAGACTCACCTCCCAGTTGTTTAGTGAAATTTCTTACCGTGTCATATGCTTTATAACCAAAGTCTATAAAATCTACAGCTGCTTTGAAAACATTTACAACAAGAGTTTCAATAAAATCAATGACAGGTGCAATGTTTTTGATGAAATTTCCAATCTGGGGTCCAAACTGTTTTGTCAGTTCAAACAATCTACCAAGTGCAGTAAAAAATAAAAACCTTTTGATTGATTCAAAAATTCCCACACCAGGAATCTTCAAATTCAAAGAGGGTTTTTTAAGTTCGTCTTTTGGTTTTTCCTCTAATTTTTTTTCTCTACTTTCAAACTCTTCTTTTTCAGATTCTTTTTTCTTTAATTTTATAGACTCTTTTGTTAATAGAAAATTATTTTTTAGAATTTTATCAATCTCTATGACTTTATTTTTAATAATTGTGAGGTCAGATGATTCTTCAGATTCTTTACTAGATGTTTTTAAAAGACCACCCTTAGGTATAGAAATACTTTTCTTTACTATTGAAAGTGAAGATGCCGCAGGTAAAAACTTATTAGTTTGTATTGCCATTTTACATTACTCTACTGCCTATCATTGAAGATCTTAAGGTGTATATCTTTAGACTTTCTCTTCTTTCATCAGTTTTCCTATAAGCAGAAAACGTAGGAACACTTTCAGACCCAGAGGCTGGATAACTTGGAGGAGCTGATGAAGACTTAATGATCTCGGGCGGTAAAGGTATGAAATTATTTTTTACTGGTGGTCCTACTAAATCTGCTCCAGACTTCTTTGGATTTGAATTAGGATCAAGTTTTGCTACAATTTGATCTACCTTAGGAATTGCACCTCGTTGAACTGCATCCTTAGGAATAATATAATGTGCTTCTCCGGGTTGAACCATCATGGGTGGAAGATATTGTCTATCTGCACCTGCCCCAGGTTTATCATAACCAGTATTCTCTTTTATGATTGAGGATCTTGGTCCCTGACTTCCACTAACATTATATACATTATATAAACTACTTCCCATCATAAAGTTATTAGGTCTATAACTGCCACTTCCCATCATAAAGTTATTAACCTCTGAACGATATCTTGGTCTATAATTCTTACCGTGAAGAACTTGTTCTATGGACTTGAGCGCATTAACAATTCCTCCACCCTGCCTTTTGATAGGTCTTCCTGATAGATTTACATATCCATCAGGTTTATATCCCATCTGTCCCATCATTTCCTCTTGTCTCTTGGCGGCACCTTTAATAGTATTTACATTTTTTCCAAAATTTCTAAAGGCATCCTGAACGAATGTTTCTTGGTTTGGTTGTGTTTTAGTCATTCGTGCCATATATCTACCACTAGACCCGCTATACATCGCATCCCCAGATAACAGTTGCCTCAATTTATTGAGTTGATTGTATCTACCAATATCACTTGGACTATATGTTGTGGTTCTTTCCGATCCAGGAACAGTCATTCCCAAAAGTTTTTGCAAGGTTGTTCCCTGACCTTCCCATTGCATACCCTTTGGTGCCATTACAGTTCCAGTTCCAGGTAAAATCTTAGAAAGAGCACCAATAATACCACCTTGATTATATCCAACAATTCCTCCCAATGACATTGGATTTATATTTCCAGATAATTTTTTTGGTTGAATTCCTGCGACATAAGATGCTGGATTCACTCCAGTGTCTTTTTGAATTTGTGCTTGTTGTTCTTCAGTCAGAACAAGTTCATTTGGAGCAAGAACAGCGCCTCCGCCACCTTCTACTGGAAAAAATTGAGTATCTTGTCCTGCACCACTAACTTTTGTTCCGTCATCTTTTCCAACAACACCGCTAAAAATATTTCCACCAGAATCTAGTTTTTGAATTATGCCTCCACTTCTAGCACCTTGAAGCATACCAGTTGGAGTTGTTGGTCCCATATCTCCCACACCACCAACACCTTGCATTCCAAGACCTTTTCCGCTCTGTGCTTTTGCTTTATTTTCTGTCTGGACTGGTGCTGCTTTTCTTTGTCCTGTTATTTCATTTGCAAGGAGTGCAGTTCCGCCTATTGCTAATGCTGCTGCAGCAACAGGATTTGCTTTGACAAAACTAAGAAGTTTTGGTATTGCAAATTTTGCCAAACGAAGAGTTAACTTTGCAACACTACCTATAATAGTTCGAATAAATCTCCCCAAAGGATTTGCAAAGAAAAACCAAGCACCCAAAAGAGCAGGCCACCAGTCCTTTAAAAATCTACCAACTGACTCAAGTTTCTTTTTATTTTTGGGATCACCAGCCCAATCCATAAAAAGTTTAAATGCTCTACCTAAAATTGTAAAGAATAAAAATCTTTGAATCTTATCTAAAAAACTTTGGAAAGGTGCAATTATTTTCGATACTGCAGACTTGACTTTATCAAAACCTTTTTCTAAAGATCCTTCCCTTAATCTTCTTCTTTTCTCTTCAGACTCTCTTCTACTTAAATCAAATCTTTTTTTCTCTTCTTTGCTTTGATTTCCTAAAGTGGAAAGTATTGAATCTAAAAGTTTGACGATATCTTTTATATCGTTTGACTTATCAGAACCCTTTTCCGAAATGATCGCTGAAGGTAGTAATTTGGTTGCTTTTACAATTGGAGACTTTACTCCTACATTTGCACCTTTAGAGATGGTTTTCTTTTTGATCTTGAATCTTCCTGTCTTAGACTTTATCTTTCTAAATTCTTTGACAAGAAGTTCATCCTCATCTCGTGGAAGTTCTTTTCCTGAAATTCTTCCTTGTGCTAGTCTTTCTCGAAGAAGAGTTTTATATGTACCATAATCAATATCAAAAACATCATCAAGACCAAGGAGATTTAAAATACGTTCATCAATTTCTTCATCAACCAAGTCGGTATCTCTCTTACCTTCATATAAGGTAAGAGGATTTTTTGGTTCTGGACTGTCTTGAACGGCACTTAAACCTTCTGGTGTCCTATCATTAGGCATTTTGTTGTTGTTTGAGTTTTTCTTCTTCTAAATGATTCTTCAACATTGTAACATAAACATCTCGTTCCCAAGGAATCATATTTTCAATTTCAGTTAATGAATATTTATGGTACTGCATTAAGGCAAAATTCAAAGTATAAAAGCTCTCAAGATCCATATGGATCATACCTATGCGAAAAAACTTGAGAGACCCTCCAGTACTACCTCGCTTTCAACATCAGTTTTAGGATTGGTTACTTTTACAGTATGCGTTAATTTTGGCATCGTGTCAAAGAACTTTTCAATCTGTTTAAATTGATTCGAATTCATTTGATCCAAAAATTCCACCAATTCTTTCTTAGTCACATCAGAAGAATCCCACACTTCTTCTTCAGTATAAATTTTATCAATACAAGTGGCAACCAAGTCAAATGATTGCTCCATATTGTTTCCACCAGAGAGATCAAAATTGTTTTTAATAAATTGATCTAATGAAGGATATTTCATTTCCATCGTAATTTGATTGTCAACTTTGATCGTATTTGAATGATCGTCTGTCTTTTGAACCTTGATATCATCAATATTAACTGTTACTTTCGCGGTTGTTTCTCCATCATCAGGACAAATAATATTCAATTCTATCTCTTCTCCAACAGATTTTCCACGAATATTCAAGAAAAGATATTCAATATCAAAAGTAGGTAGGATTTCTACTTTAATATTCTTAGAAAGGATACAACTTTTAATAACTGTTTTGATTGCATTAGTAATCTGTTTCGTATCTTCCGATTCTAATGCAATAACTAAAAGTTTTTCTTCTTTTACAAGAAAAGGTCTATATTGAATTGTTTGTCCGGTTGAAGGTAGTTCCAACTCATATGTTGGCGTAGCAATCTTTGGTAAAGGCATAATGTCCTATAGAGATTTCAGTGTGATTATTTATGATCCCTAAGGACCAAGAAGATTTAATCCAGATTGAAAAGCGAGAGGATTGAATGTTAAGTTTTGAGCGGCCTGTCCTAATTGACTTGTAAATTGAGGATTTGTGAATTGAGGTGTTTCAACTGAATTAACATTTGTTAGAACGTTTTTCATAAAGTATCTATTATATGTAAAGGAAACAGAACACTTTAATAAAGAAGATGACTCATAAGAAACTGGCATTGATGAAATAGAAATTGGATAGGCATCAATAAAAGTATATTCAACATATTTGGCAAAGTCTTTTTCAAATTTCTGAATAAACATCGTTACTCTATAATCTTTTGGAAATTTAACTCTGTAAGTATAATTAGATTTTTCTTGTTCTTTAAATTGATCTTCACTTACTATCCAAGACATCCAGGTTTCAAAAAACTTTATAACTCTATAATCACGATCCACATAAAAGGTAAACTCAACACGATCATCGTATAATCTTCGATATGCGTGTCTTTCAGTTACTCCAGTATAATCATTGTTGATTTCCATTGTCGCCAATGTTGATCCGGGCAAAGATGCTTCGGAACAAGATAATGATAGAAAATCTCCGTCTAATGTTGCTCCTCTGTTATTAAAAAATGCACTGGCAGATGATTTATTTCCTTCTGAAGTTTTTCCTAAAATTTCTGCAACATTGAAATACACAGCATAATGAGAAGTCAAAGCTGGTTGCAAAAGCTTTGATTTTATCTCAGACATTGATCTGGGTCTTGGTACTGCTGCTGCCATCTATAAATACTTTTTGACCGTATATATTATGTATGAAGGATAATGGCAGAAAGTTTAAAATCAAAATATAAACCCTCATATCCTCAAAAATATATCGGAGACTCCAACAATATTATTTGTAGAAGTAGTTGGGAGAGAAAGTTTTGTCGCTGGTGTGATTTAAATGAAAGCGTAATTGCTTGGGGTTCAGAAGAAATTCGAATTAAATATTACGATCCGGTAAAACAAAAGATTAGAAATTATTTTCCAGATTTTATTATTAAAGTTAAAGAGAGTTCTGGAGAAATTAAAAAATACATTGTGGAAATTAAACCCGCAAAACAAACAGTTGCACCAAAACCAAGATCAAGAACAACTAAATCATATTTGCACGAAGTTTATACTTATGCAACCAATCAAGCAAAATGGAAAGCAGCACAAGAATTTTGCAAAGACAATATGATTGGGTTTCGTATAATTACTGAATCCGAATTGGGGATAAAGTAATGGCAGAAGGTTTCGGTCAGTATACTAACATTCCACCAAGAATGAGAGAATTGAAGAAACAAATTGATGCAGCAAATACAAAAGATCCTGAAGATTTGATGTTGATTATCATCGAAGTTCTTAAAGAAGAAGTACTATATCCCGAACCAGGAAAATTTTATACTTTCATTTACAACCCAAAGACTCCAGAAATAGAGTACGATCAGCATCCACTGATTGCCCC